TTTTCCTCCCTTTTTCCGTACTTGCGCCAGTTTCGCGCCAGCCTTCTGCGTTGTGCCCGGTTGAAGCGCTTGTTCTCGAATACGTCGTTCACCGCCCCGGCTAGTTCCTGGTACTTGTCGGCAGGCAGGTTACGGACGAGCGTTGCGATATTTTTCATCGATTTCGTCGTTGTCGTTTGTGAATTCGCTGATCTGGGGATATTCTTCCATGGCTACATCATCTCTTCCCACAGGATGGGTGTTCCCGAGCCGATGGTATCGGCATAGTAACGTGTAAATGGCAAGCCGTCGTATCCGTCTTCATCGTCGATATAGTCACGTATGAACATCGCCAGGTATTGTGGATTGGGTATCGACGACCCGAAATAGTCCGCCAATGCCATGTTGCAGACGTACACGCAATCATAGCCCTTGTCCTTTTTGAGTTCGATGCCGTACTGCTTGAGCAGCGCATCCACCTTATCCTTAGAATAGGGCTCGATCTTCTTGCCGTTCCTGTCCTTCATGCGGGAAACGGCGAATTCGCACATCTTCTTTGAAAAGTGCCAACCGTAATTTTCGAGATATTCCCGGAACCCTGCCGGGAAGTTTTCATGTGTATCTAACCTGTCCATATTTTTCGATTTAAAATAGGAGAGGGCACTGCGGCCCCCTCCCTCCGGTTTACCGCCTGCGATACCGCGAATAGGGGCCTGTACCCCTTACGCCACGGCGTTCGCCGTAGGCGTCGTCATACTCATACCCGCCGCGGTCATACTCGCCACGTTCGCCGTAGCCGCCACCTTGTCCGTAGCCGCCACGCTCACCGTATCCGCCACGGCCTTCACGCCGGCCTTCTTCAAAGCCTTCTTCGTAGGCGCGTCGGAGCTCTCGCTCCATCTCCTCTTCGTGGCCGCCGAAGCCGCCACGGCCTTCACCTATGATTCTCCAACCCATAGTTACTTTGTTTTTGCAGGTGGTTCAGACTTGACAAGGCTCCTCAGTTCTTCCGCCGTCGGTATCTGGCTCAGCCGTTCGTTCATGTCAGCGAGCATCTTCCGCAACTCCCGGTTTTCGGCTTCGAGCTCCTTTGAACGCGCAGCTTCGGGATCGAGCTGCATCAGGATCTCATCGTAGACCTTCAGGTTGGCTTTGTGCCTGTCGAATGATTCCACGATGTCACGGCTTGCCTGCTGTGCCTCCATGATGGTCGGCTTCAACACTTCCCGTGTCGTCGCTACGGTAAGTCCGTCTTTTGAAACGATGTCCGCTTGCATAGGGACGCCCCAGGGCTCGTTGCCCTCTATCGAGATGTTGATGAATTGCGGCATCGGCGAGAATTGCCCGGGCTTTTGGGGCGGGAAATACGGTGCCGATACGTCTTTTACGTTGGCTGTATAAAACTTAGGCTGTTCCCTGTTGTCGAAAACGTAGACTAAGGAGCCTTTTCTCAAGTTCTGAAACATCTTGGTTAATGATTTGTGAAAGATAGGGGAGAAGGAGCCCTCCTCCCCGTCTTTCGGTTAATTGTTTTTTTAATTCAGACGGCACCGGTCATCAATTGCAAAGTATCGGTCTGCTTGTCATACCATATCTGGTATACCCCTGACCCCGGAATATCCGATACTGTAACATTTGCTCCGTTGTACGTCGTCAGATTCTTATTTTGCCCGTTGGTTTCAAACAGCACGGGAAGTGTTCCCGTTGTGCCGGCAGGGATTTCCTGTACCAACTCAACCAGCACGAGTCCCCGGTACCACGAATTTGCAAATGCGTGGTTGGGAAAGGAAAACACAACCCCTGTGGTCTCCACTGTCACGCCTGTAGTTTTTAGTACCGGTATGCCTCTGCGGTTAACATACTGAAATGGGAATACTGCCATATTTTTGTATTTTAAGTTATTATAACTAATTTTACATCGGGATAGGTTGGAGTCATGACCAACTGATAAGGGCTTGCCAAACGTCCTTCCCTCTTTTTCTCGTTTGGCACCACTAAATTGTTTGGCAATGACAAATCGGGAATTTATAGAGAGAATTGCTCTCGAAGGAGAAGAATGGCGTATTATTGATGGTACGCTCGGCTATTTCGCGGTATCTGATTATGGTAGGGTTTCATCGCTATCCCATCGCGTGAGCGGAGGTAATAACAATAGTTGGACGACTAAACCTCGCATATTAACTCCTCGCCCAAATCGGGGAGGATATTTGAGAGTTAGACTTACATCCCTACACGGAGTAGATAAGACTGAATTAGTCCATAGGCTTGTTGCTAAAGCGTTCATCCCCAATCCTAATAACTATGCATATGTAGACCATATAGATGGGAACCGGACGAACAATGTGGCACGTAATCTTCGTTGGTGTACTCGTTCAATGAACATGCTTAACCCTGTCACAAGAGAGTGTGCAGCAAAAGCACGAAGAATACCCAACAAGAAAAACAGAAAGCCAATTGTCCAGATTAAAAATGGAATATTGGTTGCAAAATATAAAACAGCATCCGAAGCCCATCAATTACACGGATTTCACATCGGAGGAATATATGAATGCATTCGAAAACCAACTCGCACATTGAAAGGATTTCATTGGCGCTGGCTTTCGGATTGGGAAGCCTCTTATCAGTAAGTCAAAGAACATTTCACCTATCGGCGAATAATAGCATTATCCCCAAAATCCGCCGCTCCCCCCAAAGCCAAACCCTGCACCATATCCGAGACCATATTGTGCGGCAATACACGTAGGCACACCGACAATAGGCGAATAGGGCACGGTAGCCGTTTCGGGCAGCTTGCACTTGATGCTATTCACGTCATTCTGCAAAGCCGCTACAGCGGCGTTCACGGGTGCTACAGCCTGTCCTACAACACCGGCCATGTAGGCGTTTTGGTGTTCGAGGTTGAGCTGCGTGGTCAGCGTGCTGTTCTTTTCGCGCAGGGCATCAATTTTATCCTGCAATGCAGCTGCCTGCATTTGATCCAGTTTGGAAATTATCGCTGTAGTCCCGCTTTGAGAAGTTTCGCGAATTGTGTTTTGTAAATCACAGGTCTGACGTTGTGTTTCATAGGCAACGCTACTGAATCCGCGCTCCATGCCCACATTGACGCCATTGATGGCCTGCTTCATATCGCAGCAGCACGCGGCGATCTGGTTGCCGATTTGGCATCCCATCGACTGTACAGCGTTGATGATCTGCTGGCTTGACATGCCGAGGGTGCCCTGGATGTTGCACAGCGTGTTCTGAATCTGCTGCGTAGAGCAGTTGAGCAACGATGCCAGCTGATTGATGGCTGCGCCGTTCCCTTGGATTGCGTTCATAAGAAGTTCCCGTCCGGCGTCACCGTTGAGCTGCGCAGGAAGGCCATTGGCGTTGTTACCGCCGAAGCCGTTGCCACCAAAGCCGCCCCAGCAGAAGAACAGCAGGATGATCCAGATCCACCAGCACCCGTCACCGCCCCATGCACCACGGTTGTTGTTACCGTTCATGAGTGCCGCTACGAGGTTGGGATCCATGCCCTTGTTGCCCATCATTGACGAGACGAGAGCCGCGATGTCAAGGCCGCCACCCGAGCCGCCTCCATCGAAAATATAAGTTTTATCCGAACCCATTTTTAATAATTATTGAATGATTGCCGCCCCTGTCAAGGCCGGGCGTTCACCTGTTGCAACATTGCAAAGGTGGCTGCGGGCGGCAGGCATATCAATTCATTGGGGCGCAGATGGGAGGCAACTTCTTCGCAATAAGTTCGCACTGTATTTCGAATATAGGGTGGCTGTATCGCTTGCGTTCATCGAACCCGGCGACCATCTTCTCTATGGCGCGTCGGGAGAACCGCATCATCCGGGCGATGTCGGTGGTGTACATGCCGTTTTTATGGCAGAAGTGTACGAGCATGTAGCGCGCATCGACCACATCTTGAAATTTATCCTTCGAAAGGATTTGTTCCTTAGCTATTTCAGTTTCAAATGCAACACATTCGAGTATTTGTGCAAAAAGCTCTGATTTACGCATATACTTTCCCGATTTTTTATTATAAATTTGTTATACCACTATACAAAAAGCCAACACACCGATTCAAGGAATAAGTCCTCAATGTGGTGCGTTGGCACAATCGTATAGTGGTATATGCGGGAAAGCGTTGGGGACTTTTTTATGCCCGTACCCCAAGGCCCGTTATTCGGTTACAACCGATGGGAAGTCATCCCAGTATATGTAAATCATCTCTTCCATTGCGCGTAGTGTTTTCGTATTTCAAGGTATTCAGGGTTATCTTCATGGGCATATGCTTCCTGTTCGAAAGTTATCCTTCGGTACTTGAAGCCGTGAAATACCCAATCCAATAGGTAGACGATGTAGAAGGGCACATATAACAGTTCTCTCATCTGTGCGGTGTGTATCGCTTCGTGGTTTTTATTTTTATCCGACAACGGGCGGGCGGACTTGCGGGCAAATACGATCCCGAACAGATTGATAGCCTTGTATCCCTTGAAGGGGATGATGTCGTTATAAATTATCTTCATACCTGTCAGAATTGCCATAAAATAACACCTACTCCTACGCCGACCGTAGGCTGGAACCCTTGCGGCGTGTACGCCGCCCCGATCCCGGCAGTCAGGGCGAAGCGGCTCCGCCGGGTGACTACCTGCTGTCGGGTGGTAGTGCAGTTGTATGTTTCTATCCAGTCGAGCGTCGGCCGCAGGTTGCCGATCCGGGGCCCGCTGACCTGTGCCCGGTAGGTGCTGTCCGAGTAGGGGCGTGTTTCCATTGCCACCTTCATCTGCACGCTGTCTGCCCCGACTTTCACAACGACGGTCTCCGTTACCGTGTCGGGCGGCGCGAAGAGCAGCACCGGCACCGAGATGTCGGCGAAGCGGTACGTGCCGGGCAGCGGTTCCGGTCTCGGGTAGAACACCGTGTCGATACGCGTCGTTTCTTCGACAACCACCGACGCGGCGCCCCTGCGGTATCCCCAGCCGAAGAGCAGGGCCCCGGCCGAAAGGGTGGCGAGCAGGTAGAGAATCAGGCGTTTCATGCTTTTACAAACAACTCCCACCCGGCCTGCACGTCGAGCATCTTGGCCTCGACGCCGTTCTCTACGAACGACATGGCCGCAACGATGGGAACCATCACGTCGCGGTTGGTCGTGGTGATCCGGCTGTCGGCGGGCACCCCCGATCTTTCCGCCACGGTGCGGACATAGGCGTCCGTGTGGTTCTCCTCCGACGGGGCCCAGCGGCCGATCATCTTGCGGATCGTGTCCAGCCCGTAGTTACGCTGGTAGTTGTTCAACAGCTTGAAGGCAGCTCGATAGCCGTATGCCACCGTCGTAAACTGCGCGAAACGCTTGTCTTTCGACGGCACGACCTCGCCCTGCCAGGGATTGCCGCCCCGTGTCTTCTCGATGTTGAGCGGGTTGTTGTTTCTGAGCCCTCGTGTCATTGCGCGATGTGTTTAGTGTACAGGATATGCCCGACCCATCCGGCCATAGCACAAACAACCCCCACGAGGATGTAACGCGGGAATACGATTCCGAGCACTACGGCCACGGCCGCAACGATGCTCCATACGATCCATTTCTTTTTCATTTGTCCTTTTGTTTTTGTTTGTAGTTTTCCAAATAGGGAATCTTTTTAATCATCTCGAACGAGAGCACATAGTACAGGAAGTCGATGTATCGGTTCTTCGGGAATATGCGGTTCAGGTTCTTGAGGATGTTGACCCCGTAGAAATATATCAGGGCATATACTGCGAGCGAGATCGCCGACATCGCCCCGTCGTGGTTGTCGATGTTGTCCCCGACGAGCAGTATCATGGCCATCAGTCCCGATATTACCGCAGCCTCGGATATGCACTTGAAAGCCTTGCGGAATATGAATCCTTCGTGCTGCACGAGCACGCCGGCGAACAGGCCCGTGAAAAAGTTCGCGGCGAATATAATCATGCAGGCCGTCAGTATGTCGTGTATCGGGGCTATGGCGTTAAACATGTACACCAGGGCGCCTATCGACACCTGCCATACTTTCTCGCATAACCTTTCTATAAACCTCCACAATTCCTCCATAGGATATATTCTATTGTTCGGTCAGCACGTCTGCCTGCGCCTCGGGCGCCGCTTCCGACTTCTCCAATTCTGCGATCCTCTGTTCAAGCCGTTGCAGCACCGCGGCTAAAGTTTCCCCTTCGGAAACAAGCACGGCTTCGGCTACGGTTACGGGATAGAACGGCTCGCCGTTGGGCTTGTTGGTCATATACATCTTCATTGCTCAATATTTTGAAAGTCCATAACCGTTTCTTCGGCGGCCAGCTCTTCGGCACGCCGGGCCCTCAGCTCCGCAAGGGTCTTTTCGTTCGCGTTGTACTCCGCGTTGGCCGCTTCGTACTCCTCATAATCCAGGGGATAGGTAGCCCGGAAGTCAAGGCCGGACTTGATGCATTTGGCCGCCCTATCGTCGGACTTGGCCATGACTGCCCGTAATTCGAGCTGCCGTGATTCGAGGGTGTCGATCTGTCGTTGTGTTTCCATGGTTCAGATAATTATAAGGCGCAGACCGGGCGGGACGAGAATTTATAACACTTGCCTGTATAGCCCAGAGAGCCGGCCCTTCCGTTATAAATGTAGATGTAACTCTCCTGCATCTCGCATGAAGTATGGACATAATAATAATAACCATAGCACGTGGTAGCTTTCAAGCGTAAGAGCGTACGGTTTACAGGGTCTTTTTCCACGTCAGCGACGAAACGCACCCTGTCGTGCATCAGCAGGTAGACCTCTTCCGACGACGGCAGCCACCATGCACCCGCCTCCAGTCCCGTCGTCATCCCTTCCACGGTGATGCCGAAGTCGAGAGCGGCCGCAGCGGCTGGGTAGCGGTACTGTGTCTTACCATAAATGTCCTCGAAGGTAAGCCGTCCGATCAGGTTCGTGTTGATCTTGCCATCCTGCAACATCGTCCCGAACGCCGTAGGATATTGTACCATGTGCTCGGCGAACAGGTAGTCCTTGTAGGTGGGATACACGGCAACCAGATCGGGGTTGTCGGCCTCGGTGAAAACGCTCTCCCGAATGACTATGCCGCTTCCCGGCTTTTGTCCTGTGGCTGCCTGGCCTCTCTCCGAATAATATTCCGCGAACTGGTCGAGGACACCACCTGCCATATTTGAACTCACACCATTCTTGCGGCGAATTTCTTCTCTGGTTCCTTTGATAAGTATCCCCGTGAGTGTTGTCTGATAGCTCACGTTCTCCCGAGGATAGGTGATTTGGCAGCCATTCGTAACGTCGATAAGCACATAATTGGGCGACCACGTGTTTGTCGACATGACAATTCGTCCCCCTGCTTCATCGGCAGAGGCTGTCCAGCCATAAGTGGTTCTGATTTTTTCGTCCGCATTGATCTGCGCGGCGATATCCGCGAGCGTCGCACCCGGGGCATAAGTGAATGCGTGGTCGGTATTATAGATACGAAGCGTGAAGGTTCCCCCCGTAGACAGTTCGAAGCCAGATAGGGCGACCTCGTAAGAGTACGCCCAGTAAACGCTGCTTGCCGCATTGCGAAGCGACACGATCAGCACCCGCCCGCCCTGCCGGGCATAGACCACGGCCACGGGGACAAGCTGCGGCGGCAGCTGCTCTGCAACAAGCGTCGCACCCTTGACGAAGCGGATAGTCCCCGTGGTCTTGTCGAAGACCGCGAGGTCGCCCACCCCGGCGGCCGGCTTGTCCACTACGACGTTCACGCCGTCGTAGATGAGCGCTCCGTCATTCTCGATGTATGACACCGCCGACTGCGTGTCCTTGCGGTTCTTGTCGGCCGTGTAACCCGCCTTGTCGGCGTATTTGTTGACTTGTGACATGTTGTATGTAGTTTAAGCGTTCTTCCAGTCCGACACCGCGCCGTTACCCACGGAGTGGTAGACCGCGTTGTTCTTCGTATCGACATAGAACTGCCCCGCGCGGTCGGGGGCTTTCGTCGGCGCACCCTCGCCCGTGACGACGAGGTTGTTGTCGCCCCAGACGCCCAGCTTCTTCACCTGCAATTCCGGGATCAGCACTTTGCCCGAGAGCACTCCCACGAGTAGCCCTTCGAGGTGCGTCACGCGCGCTTCGAGCGTGCAGTCCGAGTGCGCGATAACCGAAATTTCGCTGAACGAAGCATCCGACCACGGCGTGAGCTTGTGCCTGGACAAGAAGTCGGCATCGGTGATCTCCGGCCCCGTCGTGTAGTAGGTGTTGCCCAGCAGCGTGACGTCGACCTGTGTGAAGGGAGTGCCGCCCTCCACGTCGGGCATGTAGAGCGATTTGGTTCCGTCGAGCGACAGCAGGCGGCAGCCGATGATCTCGACGGCCATATTTTTCGCCGCAGCATCGGTGCTTGCGTGGATGGTGGCCGCGCCCGTCGAAGTGCCTACGTGCGTGTCGCTGACGCACTCGCAGCCGTCTAACCGAATGGTCTGGTTGTCGGCAAGGCCCGCGCCGACGGGTGAATGGCACGTACTGAAGAGTTTGCAGTTCCGAATCGTCGTGAAATATCGCTCAGATGCGGCAAAGACCGAATCGATATGTATGCAGTAGCAGGCTTGGTGACCGCCGGCGCTGGCGTCCGTATAACTCTCGTCGTTCAGGCAGTTGACGGTCATGTTGGCGATGGTGCATTCGCCGCCCGCCTCGATGATCTTGGCGCGGTTCACGGAGTTGTTCTCATACGAGACGATGACGCCGTCGCGGCTCTCGCCGATAAGCGATATGCGGTTCGCCCCCTTGTTGATGATCGCATACGGGTAACCCATCGCCACATTCTTCGGGGCCTCGTGATCGTAAAGGCCGTTGCGGATAAACACCGTAACCGCGTTGTTCACGACATCGAAGGCGTCCCTTGCGAAGTCGCACGCCTGCGCGACCGAGAAGAAATGCCCCGTCCCGCCCTCGTCCACGGTGAAGGAGTCCGTGTCGAAGTTTTTCAGCGTGGCCCGGCTCTCGGCATCGCACCATGCGTCATAGTTATTGAGCGTGACGATCAAATCCTCGATGGTGACCTTCTGGCCGATATTGGTGGCTGCGGATATGCTGGTGCCCACATTCAGCCCTCCCGCTACCGACGCCGCCTTGCCGCGGTAGTAGATTTCGTAGGTGCGGTCTGCCTTGAGGACGAACCAGCGGCCCCGCTGGTCGAGATTGTCCGAATAGGTAATGATCCGCAAAGAGCACTCTTTGTCCACGCGCAGCTTCATGCGCACGAAAATAAAGTCCGAAGCTGCGACCGGGATGCGGCTGGTCAGGGAGAAGTTCGACGTCACGCCTGACTGCGTAGGCGTAACGACCATGCTCCGATCCGTGATGTCCGAGCCCGTATTGTTATAATAGCTCTTCGTAAAGTCCTTGAGGATGTAGGCTACGTGGTCTTTGTAGCCTAATTCAGTATTCAATTCTTCCGAAGTCACATATCCGGAATCATTTTCCAGTTCGGACAGTTTCGAGGGAAGCTCCGTGCGGTCGGCCTTGCCCTGGATCATCTCCTGCAATGCAAGTGTCAACTTGTCCCAGGATACGGTGTTGTTGAGCAGGGAGGCGCGGATCTCGGAGCCTTCGACCGTAACCTGTATCTCGGAACCGATAGAGCCGACATATACTTTCACGAAGTCAGAAACCGGGATGGAGGATATGGAGCCGTCGGCATTTACGAACTCGATAGATTGGGTATCCTCGTTGTAATGCAGCCCCATCATCTCGATAGGCAGGTCGATGATGAGCTTCGCACCGCCCTTTGTCGTGAAGGTCAGCTCGTAGGTTTTGTCGTTGAACTCCGGCAGTCCTACGCAGGTGTTGAGCAGTTCCCGAATGTCGGGATGCGCCGTGGGGGAGGTGTTGTGCCGCTCGATCTGCCCGCTGACGTCCGGGGTGGGAATTTCTGAGATCGCCTTGTCTGTATAGTTTTTGGCTTCGGTCAGTGCCTGCGCATCCCCGCCGGATATGTTGCTATTGAGCTCCTCGGACATAGCGTCAAACGTATCGCCGACATTATTCCATAGTTCTGTTGTCTTGGTGTCCGTGTACGACTTGCTCTCTTTGAGCGTATCCGCGTCTCCAGCGGTTATGTCATTACCAATTAAGGGCAGCAACTGACCGATACCTTCACCTATTACATCTTTCGCTTTCTCAACCTCGGTGTTCGTATACGACTTTGCTTCAGCCAGTGCGCCCGCCGCAGCCTCCGTCAGTTCCTGCTTGGATGCCTTGTCGGACAACTCCTTCCTTATCTCCGTGTCGTCGTAGTTGGAGAGCCCGGCCAGCTTCTCCTTCTCCTGGTCGGTGTAGTCGTTCGTCGAAAGCCCTTTCCCTTCTTCCTTGTCGACCTTTTCGGCAAGGAGTTTGTCAATATTCCCGACCTTATTTACAGCGTCATTTGCCGCTTTTGCCGCCTCGTTCGCGGCGTTTGCAGCGTCGATAGGGGCTTCGGCATATTCTTCCTCCGTAAGTTCGGAATTCGGGTTGTATTTCTTGAATGCCTCGTAAGCACTCTCCCCAGGCAATCCAACAACAAGGCTTGACGCCTCAAGGTTGATAGTTTCCGTTATAAGGTTGCTTTCGTCTTCGCCACCTTCCAAGAGTGTCGTAGGAACCAATTCGAAGGCCTTGCAGTAGTCGACCGCCGTTTGCCCGCTCTTCTGCAAATTCTCCCACATGGTGAGACGGTACACCCCGATGGACTTCTGCATTGTGCCGCTAATGGTGAAAATCGCGGTGTTGCCTTCGGTGGTGAAATCGACGGGAATGTCCATATGCGAAGGCAAATGGACGAAGAGTTTCAGGTCGCGCCCTTCGAGTGCTACCTGCTGCCCATTGGTGAGTATCGGCCAATGTATCTCTATGTCCTTGCCTATCCGGATGCGTTTCATATTCCTTTCGAGCGTTTATTCTTTTTTGAGAGCGGACATGATACTGTCATAGAATACTGCCTTGCACATCTTTGCGGTATCGACGATAATCGATTCCTCCTCCTCGGAAACTTCGATGCCGCCTTCGCTGTGGAGGATGCGGAATGCCAGGTCATGCGCTACGATGCCGTTCATGCCCATGTATATGGCGTTGGCAAACTCTTTCCGGGCGTCGACGACAATATGCCCGGCGCGGGAAATATCGGTGAACAGTTTAAATTCTTTTAAATTCAATGCTTTCATATATCCTGTTTTTGTGTTAATATTGGCACCAGTTGGCTGTCCACATACTGTTCATATGATCCCACAATATGATCCACAGCTTACCCCAGTCCAGGGTAATAGTGGTGTTGTTCTGAGAGTTGGAATTCGTGCATATCCTGTGCTGGGTATTCCCACGCGTCAACTTGACATTGCCGCTGCCGACCTTTCGGATGAAATAAATCTGCCCTTGTTGTGGTGAAGACGGTAAAGTCAGCGTAATCTCGCGCGTAGCCGTACTGAACACCACGCTGTCCATGTCGGTCAGGGTTCTATCGGAAGAGGTTCGCACATTCCTCAGCCTGAAACCCGTTATGAACCCATTGGGGATATATAAGGCATGGTTTCCGGACTGACGTGCAGCGGTAGTGGTTCCATCCGATGATGCTGCTCCGGTGACATCTATATACACTCCGAAATTGCCTGCCATGCTGCCGCTGGCTACGCTGCGGCTTACTTCTGCTCTTATAGGCCCATAGAGGACACCACCCGCTGATGCCGGCCAGGTGTCGACTCCAAGATAAAGATTGGTCTTACTGCCTGTAAACTTAATCAGATTGGAAGATAGAAGCATCTCACCGAAGTTGTCTGTGGATTTTAATGCTCCTTCGTCAATTGTAAAGTTGCCTATCGTTCCGCTCGATGCGTTGATAGTCCCTGTAATATCGGCTTTGGTGGCCACGAATGATCCGTCCTTAGCGACCCTGAACGGCGCTTTCGACGGGGTATTGCTCCCGACGAACAGGGGAATATCGCCACCCACGAGCCCTGCGATGATGGTATTCACGGAAATGTCCGTCTTGGAGTTGTGCACCACGAACTCCATACCTTGCAGGAAGTTGATGACGGCATTCTCTGCGAATAACAGGGGCGTATATATCGGCACCATGTCGTTGAGTTGTTGCCAATATGCCGACGCGGATCCCGCCGTCGGTTTGTTGGAGTTCGACGAAGTGTGCGTTTGGCTGCACTGGAATTTCAACTGCTTATTGTTCGCATAGATCGTAACTATGTCTATGTATCTGGGGCCATTGGAGACAAGGTCGAGGTCATTGCGGTATTCCACTCCCGATGCCCATTCCGTGAGGCGGATTATGCAACCCTGCAAGCCATCCTTGCCGGGAGCGCCGTCTTCGCCGGGGGCGCCATCATCACCTTTAGGGCCCTGCTCTCCCGATATGCGTACCGGAGTTGCCCAGCCTACCGTCGGGTGCAACAGATTGTCGTCGGCGTCTATTTCCGCCTGGGTCATCCACAGATATTCACCCGAAGAGAGCGACGGCGGGGTGTCGCTCCAACCTGCGGGGGTGCGATCCGTTTTGACCAGCGCCGGCGCCGTGGTGGTGCTATTATTCTTGGCGTATTTGAAGTCAGTATGCGGCCCCGGCTCCCCATCCTCGCCCGTTACGCGGATAGGCGTCGACCACGCCCCGGCCTTTCCGGTCGATGCGTCTATCGTAGCCTTGGACATCCACCATATACCGACACCAGTGGGCGCGTCACTCCATCCGGACGGAATGGGGTCGTAGGAAGTAGGCTTTGCTGGCTCCGTATCGCTATTTTTAAATACATAGGATGTCCAGTTCCCCGGTTGCCCGTCGTAAGAATACCGCGCCCAAATCGAGGGCGAGGAAAATGCGCCCCAAACACCTTCCACCTTGTTGCGCTTCGACACCCATTCGTAGCGATATGTGGCGTCTACTCCCGTAGGGTCATCCGTCCATGGAGCCGGGGGATTATCGTATTCCGCAACATCGGGAACATCCGGAACGGTGCCCGGATCCTCGGTTTCCGTACGCGTGAATATGTATTCTACACCTTCACCATCCACACCATCCGCGCCGTCGAATGACCACTTCGCCCATAAGGACGCTGCTGAATATCCGCTCCAGTGTCCGCCTGTCTTATAGCGTACGCAAGTCCATTCGTAGGGGCGCTCGGAATTCGGGCCCGTGGGGTTGTTCGTCCAACCGCTCGGTACATATCCGTCTTCGTCGCTGCCAGACGGCGTATTCGGGGCCGTGTTGGAACTTGTGCGTTTGAATATCCATTCTACATCGGTTCCGTCGACACCCGGCGCTCCGTCGAACGAAAATTTTGCCCAAAGCGCAGGGTCGGTGAATTTGCCCCACATGCCATTTACCTTCACGCGCTTGCTGGCCCACTCGTAAGGGGTGTCGCTATCGGGCCCGACGGCATCGTCCGTCCACACCTGCCCGTCCGAGGTTTCGGAGGACGAGGGAATGTAATCGTCCTGCTGCGCGGTGGGTGGCTGTGCAGGGGCTTTGTATTGCGATGTACGCGCGAAAATCCACTCGTAATCCTTGCCGTCCTTCCCGTCGGATCCCGGTTCGCCCGATACGCGCTGAGGAGCAGACCATGATTTAACCTCTCCGTCGACAACGGTGCCGGTACACATCCATGTAGGACGTTGATCCGACATCGGGAGCGTCTCCGTAGTCCAACCTTCGGGCGGTATTTTAAGCTCCGTAGGTTTCGCCGGTTCGCTCTCCGATTTTTTGAATATGCTGACCGTTTCGAGCACCCCGTATCCGCCTAAGTATACCCACTCCTCGGCATCCTTACCGGGTGCGGTCTTGGTGCCGTCGACCAGACAGCGCCAATGTCCGTTGTTCCAATATACGTCGTCGTTGCGGTTGTATGTTTCCGTGGCGCTCCACACTCCGCGGTCTATGATCGTGGGCACCTCTTCGCCGCCGGGCGTGAACTGATGAATGACGCCCGACATGTAGATGTTGTTCAGGTATGCCGAATATCCCGTCATGTTTATCCCGAATACGGACAGGTTTGACAGGTCGCCATATTGCGCGGCGATATTGGACGCAGTGAACTCCCAATCGGAAACTCCCGTTAAATAACGCTGGTATGTCCGGGTTTCGTAGCGGGAGGTCTGCCGATCCTCATTTGAGAAGGAGCCATAGCCCACGAAGGTCATCGACGCCGCCGGATGATATTGGGTGGGGTAAGCTCCCGATACCGGGCGTAGTTGATACTTGAAGGTCTTGTAAGTTGTAGTGTCCAGCTCCTCGGTGATGCGGAAATAGCAGGTGGCGAACCCGGCAAAGCGCCTGTTGCCACGTCCGTCGTCATAATCCGCGGTTGCATTCTCCGAAGTGTTCAAATTGTGGAAGATGCCCATGCATATATCCCCGACCCGAGGACTTCCGATTTCGCCTTCTTCGAGCTTGAGGGTGATGGTTTGGGTCGTGGTGTCGACGCTTTCGATGATCCCGGCACTTGGAGCATACCACGTATCGCCCATGGATATTTCGACACGGTTGTAGCGGAGTTCCGGAACCTCCAGGAATCCCCGAAGTTTCAGGCTCTGCATCTCTGCGTTCCCTTTCTTGTCGATTATGCCGCCCAAGCCTGTCATCCCGGATGCGAAGTTCCCGAACAGGGCACCGTCGTCAAAGGTCATTTTACCTTTGAATGTGTCCGGGAACTGTTTGCTGGCGAATTCCCATAGCGCACGCTTGGCGGAATAGGCATTGTAGTCTGCGGCGGCAGTGGAATCGTAGCGGGTGATAAGATAAATTGAAGCTCCCGATTCGGTAACGCCTATGCGCTGTGCGTACAGGTTTGCCTTCACCTCCGATTCAATGTTGCCGATACGGGAATATGCCGTATTGTCGCCTACCGTATATGTGGCGATATACTCATTATAGAGTTTCTTTTCGTATCCCTGGATGCGTGATAAGCGGCCGCTTTCTCCGAAGCGTGGATCCACAAGGCGAACCGCCTGTCCTGCATCGTAATTCTTTTTGTTTTCCTGACAGTATACGGGATTGGTTTCGCAGTCGTATACGTCCGTGTCGCTGCTGTGTTTCGCGGCATATGATTCTCCGGCCTTCAGAAGCTCCTTTTCAGCCTCCTCGATCCTTTCTTTAGGTAGTTTTACGCCCGTGATGACAAACGTATCTCCAGGCTCGGGATGCATATTTTCTCGGGGAATTATAAGCTGGCTTTCACCGGATGTCTCTACTTGCGCGATGATCTCGAACTTCTTATCAAATCCATCCTCCGGTTTCCACGTCTCCGGTTTGTAGTTTATACTTAGCTCAAAATTCCATCCTTCAAGGCTACCGCTCGTAAAAGTTGCGCCCAGGGTTTCGTCTTTAATCATGTCCGAAGGCAGGAACGGCGTGTCTTTGCAGTACATGACATACGCCTTATCCGTTTGCCCTTCGATGATCTCCCGGTCTACGGTCTCAATGCTGGTGACCGTCTCCGTATTCTTGGGGTATATGTCATCGAAGAACACGACCTGCTCCACAATGTCGCTTCCCGAAAGACCAGGTATTGCGTCGATATACCGCTGTCCGTCCGGCAGGCGAAGCCGAATTTCAGATACATGATTCGTTTCGCCTCCTTGCGGAGCTTGGCCATAGTCGCTTGTGAGATTGCGAGTAGAGCCAAAGACGTAGAACCGGGTGCCGTAGCTCGAATCATCCCCTTTCTTTGCGGGAATGTTTTTCACTACATTCCCCTGTCTGAACTCTTCGGGGGATCCGAAGTCCAGTTTGCCAAAGCATAACGATACGAGGTCGCCGTTTTCCTCTGTCCACCATTCCGTCTCAAAGGTCTCGGCAATCGTATTGAGGATGTCCCAGCACTTATCGCCATTGAACGATACGAGCTTCGTAGCTTTAGGATTGTCAACGGTGATCGTGCCTACCTGCCAGTTTTCGCCTCCGAGCTGCTTGTTCATGTTGGCGACGATCAACGCCGCGAAAGATTCGAGGTCTGTGGTGTTGTGGAATACGGCTTCCGGATTATCACCACCCAGCCAGAAACACACGAAACGCTTCATGTGGTTTTGTTGGGCCTCGAATTTGAGAGTATATTTATAGCCGCCGGTCTTGCTATCGAACTCAGGGCGTACCGTGGACATTATCTCGAACTTACGGCCTTTATATGTGATGTAGGAACCACGAGCAAATGTCGTTGGTTCAAGGAGATTAAAGGGCAGTTCGATATAGTAGTCACCCATGAGGACATATTTGATGATAGCCTCTTTGGTGACCGGCGCGTCCAATATTTCTGTTCCTGTCGGAGAATAAATAACCATTATGTCATCAAGGGCTCGACGATTTCTCAAGCCTCTGATGCAAATGTGCGTCTGTGCATTTTAATAACAATGAGGAGCAGTAAAAATATCAATAAAAAAGCAGGGATTTCTCCCTGCCCGAACATATGTTTTGGGACTTAAAATTAATCGTAAAATAAAATTGAGCCCTAAAATAACTATTTAGGGCTCTATACAGATGTTTCAATTTACACATTATACGGATAGACCCGTACGTCTATATCTTATTCGTGCTGCAAATATAATGCACGTATTAGCAAAATGCAAATTTTTCTCTGACTTTTTTACCCTCCTACACTACACCGTTAGGATGTAGTTAACTACACTTTGTAGTGAGGTTGGAAGGAAGGGAATAAAAACGCCCCGCATTTCTGCGAGGCGCCCCCAACGTGGTGTGGAAATAGTGGTATACGGGGGTTACTTTATCGGTGCCATCTTCTTTGGCGTTTGGACTACTTCGAATTGTCTTGCGAGGAAATCCAACCCTTTCTGCGTCACGAGGACTTTTATAACCGTGAACGATTCGTGGTTGTTGCGATCTATTAACTTCTCCTTTAACTCGAAATAACCACGGTTAATATACTCTTGCTTAGGCTCATTGCGATTGCAGAAGAATATGCCGCGTTCACGGAGCCGTTGAAAGAGCGTGTTGCGGCCGAAGGGAAGGTTCAAAATCTTTGCCGCCTGCCCGACGTCGATCTTCTGGTCTGTGTCCAGTACTTTATCCATTAGTTCGGCTTTCGGGGCGAGCGCTGCGACCTGCTTGTGTGCCTGCTCCAACTGTTGCTTCTGGCGGGCTATAGTGTCATTGGCTACCAGCACGGCACGTGCCATTATCATTTCGGGCGTGTCCGTCTCTTTGGCCGACATGTATCCGCCAGTCTTGCGGATCGTGGGGAGAACTTCATCGCACACCCAGTCCTGGAACTGTTCGGCCTGCGGGAGCTTCGACCGCATGACAAGACGGTAAACGTCGGATTCGGGGATGTATGAAACCACTTGCACGCCGCTTGTGGTGGGGGTGTCACGTTTCGTGACACCCTTACAATGGTCGCCTATTGCCTTGCGAGGATTAGCATATCCTAACGATTTTGCAACATCATTCGCAAGAAACATAGGCTTTCCATCGGTCATAATAATCCGTACACGCCCGAACTGTTCATTATTGAAGATTTGTATATTGTTCATAGCTGTTGGTCTATTTACATTGCGCGACATTCATCCCGCGGCCCATCTTGACCAGAATAAACGGGTCGATCTCTTTGATTTTGTTGCGGGGTGATTTTTCAGCGCCCAGCAATTCAAGATAGTAACCTTGTAGTTTGATATAGGCGTCCATTAGGTTGGAATAGCGCTCTTCGGCCTTGAAGTAGGCGCTTTCGAAATCTTGCGCTTTTCGCTCGGCTTCGATGCAGCGAGTTTGATAATCCGTTTCCGGAAGCGATTGTTTTTTCATAACTGTAAGCATTTAAAGTTTTTTATAGGCATAGGAAAAGCGGCTGCCATTTTGCGCTGCTTACAGTTTGATGAACAACCCCGAAGAGCATTCAATAACTACGCAAAAGGCAACCGCCTATCGTAATGGGCATAAAAAAAGCCCAATATGATTGAGCAACTGACCGCGTGCTCTGCGAGATAATTAAGTTATCAAACTGTAAGCGTTACAAATATGGGAAATTATTTTTAATCCACAAAGGATTTTGCACTATTTTTTATATCAGGAGTAAATTTTACTTTCAAAATTTGGCGGGGGAGGGGGAATTTCGTTATACTTGCATCGTTAACCCACTTATTCTATATTATGAAAAAACTTCTACTGCTGTGCGCGGCTATCGCCGCATTATCATTTGTCGGGTGCTCAAAAGGGGAAGACAACTCCAACAAGCCTGATGCACCCAATGAGTATGATGTTGAAATATACGTCAAAGAAGGAACCGTATCAGATAAACCTAAAGAATATAATACAGGTTTAAACAAAGTCGGAAATTCAGACAATATTTTTATAGCAACTGTTAATAACGGCATTATTACTGCACAGCATGCAGGATTTGCAAAAGTAACTGTTGGAGATAATACCTACAATACGATAGTAAAGTCTACGCTTAATACCTTTATTCCTCCTATTACTGAATTCTATAAGCCTCAAGATTATATAGCCACAAAAGAAACAAGAGAAAGATCAAAAGGTACTCATCTTGGACTAATATATTATGGCGAAAATGATTTAGTTGATAATGTGGCGTATTTGTTTGGGGATAATGATAGTTTATATGAAATAAGGATTAAATTAAACAAAGGAGATAAATCAACATTCGCTGTTTGTGCTACCTATCTTGGGCACTTATACAAACAAATTGAAGCGGAGGTAATAAATGGTGTATATAATTTGGTGTATATAGATAATTACAAAATAGAAGACGCAACATTCAAGGTGTATTTACCCCAAACATATCCGACAGGTGGGGTGATAACTATTAAATTCATCCCGTTAAAATAAATGTTCCAACCGAGGCATTTGCCTCGTTTTTTTATTTGTCCAGCATGGTCATTAGACCAAACGGTAAAATATTCACGCTTTTATTTGCAGGTCTAAATTTTTGGACTTATATTTGCAGTAGATAAAAACGAATAACGATGCCTACAATTTTAAATCTCTTTGGATTGCGATTCTATTTCTACTCTGACGAACATTTGCCAATACATGTTCATATCGAGTACGGCGACAACGACGCAAAGGTAGAAATCGCTACACGAGAAATAAAGTACAACCGGGGGATAAAAGCGAACGATATGCGCCGCGCGCTCGAAGTGATCGAGTTGTACGAGGCGGAGATCATCGCCAAGTGGCACGAGTATTTCGGAGAAGAGGAATAAACTGCAAAGTACAAAACATTATGATTATGGCGAAGATTACAAAAGTTTGGTTCGAGGGTGGCCGGATATACATAGCCACTAATGACGGCAAAACATACAGCCGCCCGCTGGAGTATTTCCCCATACTCAAAGAAGCTACCGACGACCAGCGCGAGGCGTGGAAAATAAACAAGTTTGGGGATGCCATCCGCTGGGAGGAGATCGACGAAGATATACACCTGTCGAGTTTCTACGCCACGGATGAACCGGACACAAATAATGTGATAGGGGATGTGTTCCGTCGGTTCCCGCAGTTGAATGTGTCGGAGATTGCCCGCACGATAGGTATTCACAAAAGTTTGTTGTCGAAATATATTTACGGCACCAAAAAACCATCTGAGAAACGCACGGAGGAAATATTAGATGCCTTGCGGCAGATAGGCCGCGATTTGGCACAAATACGCGCATAACGTGCGATAAAGGAGAGGCAACATTAAAACATGAGGTGAGGGGTGGTGAAAATCACTCCTCGCTTTTTTGGATATTCCAATTTGAAATTGTAAATTTGATTTACTAACTCACTAAATTTTATTAATATGAAGAAAATTTTACTTTTATTATCTGCATGTGTAGTATTGAGCAGTTGCGCCATCCAAAAGTATTCGCAAAAAACCTATTTGGCTGATTATAGAGAGTATACTGCTGATGGATTTACTATCACCCCAAGTTCTTCTGGGTTTACTTATGAATCCGTTGGTGATCTTAGTATTAAATTTACAATAGGCGTAAAAGATGGATATATTAATAAGGAGGCTAAATGGAAAGAAGAAAATGTATTTAAACCGAGCTATGATTATATGGTGGCTGAAATAGTTAAAGAGGCAAAATCTCTTGGTGCAAATGCTCTTCTAAATTTCAATATAACGCCTATTATTAGAGGAACCAAATATGGTGAAGTAGTAGATGGGTATATTGCTTCTGGATTTGCAGTAAAACTGAAATAAGCTATGAGAAAATTTTTAATTTCAATTATTTTAATAATTCCATTTGTCTTTACCAGTTGTTCTGACGATAAAGAAAATGGTGATTCACCATCACCAGCAGAAAAAGAAATATTACAGGTTCTCAATGGTAAATTTATTGGGTCTCTGTATAGTTTTACGACTAATACTACCGAAACGGAGGAAATAACATTTACCCCCTACTCATCAGCCCAAGAAAAAGTTTCTGTAATTGACGGTCGAGTTGTTGTTTATGGGACGGCTTATCTTGTTACATATTTCAATGACCACTTATTAGAAATAGCAGAAAATTGCTATTATTCTGTTAATGTGGATTATGATGGCGCTATTATTTCGTTTTACTCCTATTCAGAAAGTGGTGAGATTAATGGGAGAGAAGATAAACGTATAATATCCATAGAATCAGATAATTCATTTAAAATGAGAAAATATGGGCTGGCTGAAAATAACGATAAGACTTTTTATAAGAAATGAATACATCTGAATTCGCTCTAATTAGAATAAGCCGGGATTATTCCCGGCTTTGTTTTACAGTACAATCACAGTTCCGTCTTTCTTTATTGAATACTCGCCGCCGATTCTTACGATATTGAGCACGGCGTAGTCTTTGGCGGTGATCTTGGCCCGTGCGCCGTGCATCAGGATTATCGTATGGATGAATTTAGTCCCTGCCGCTTCTATAGTAGCATCTGTATCTCCGACGATACATACGTACTCTTTACCTTTGAGCGCGATATTTCCCGCATCTACATATACTCCCAGCCTTTCTAAACTGTCTCGGTTCTTTCTGAACACTTCGACCGAGGGGAAGTTGTGGTCTTGGCAGAACTCGATCCCTTGTGGGGTAAACATCAGTTTGATTAGCTCGGGGAAGTCTTGGACGCGGTTTATCTTTTTACAAGCGCCCGTTTGTAGTGCCATCGCCCGTATGGCATCTACACTCTTATTGTGTTGGGTTGTCATATATTTTCTGTTTCTGCGACCCTGTTTGCTGGGTTGGGTTCATTGAATTTTACTGTCAGTTGTGAGGTGGTAAGGTCTGCGGACATCATGTAGCTGCCTGAATTGCCCATGTAGGTCAAATGGTAAATATCCGCAGATATTAAAGGTACGCTAATGTCTATTTTGCCTCTTTTTAGTAGTTCTATAAAACTGTTGTAATTCGCCGTATGCTCTGCAAGCGTGTCGCCGAAGATCACGAATGTAAGCGTCAGATCGCGGGCGGCAACTTTCGGTTTTTCGGGGTAAATTACCTGCTTGCCGTCCTTTTTGGGGTCGTCATTCTCTACAAAATCTTTGAGGCTTGCCGGTGCTCTCAGACTTGCAATGAAACCCGATCCCATTGCGATACCCATTGCATAGGCATCGTAGCCGTTTATGAGTAAATCCCTTTTCATTCTCTTCCGTTTAATGCTTTGACTAAATAAGATTGTGCGGTGTCCAGGACATCGTAGCCTTTTGAGCTGACGAAAGAAGCGTAAAACATGCCATCGGCAAATACAATGCTGGTTCCCGACTTGTTGACTTCATCGAGCCACTTTTTGATCGCCTCAGCAGCTTCATCACCGTAATTCATTCCGCTTATGTACCGCCGCTTCTCCTTGCCGTCGTAGGTTACAACATATCCGAGGGAACTGCGAAGATTCCATGTATGGTTCCGATAATTGGCTTCGACCTGTTGGAGTTTTACGGCCTCTCGCGCCTTCTCATCCATGAAATCCACGACCTCACCTTGAATGCCGTCGATGAACTTGCTTAGGTCTGATATGTCTTTTTCAATCTTCATGGTTACAATTCACTCGTGTTACGTTTAATCGCCGCAATATCTTCTTGGATGCCTTGTAAGGCAACTCTCATGGCTGCTGTATTGCCGTTTATTTCCACAATTTCCATGTAGGTCATCACAGCATATCGGAGCAGCTCATTATTTACCTGTACGCTTGCGTACATGGCTGTTTCAATATTGGCCATAGATGTCAAAAGACCGATTATTGATTGCGTCTGCGCCATTACATAGCCGCGGATGTCGGTTATTTTGCCTTGAATGTCGGTGAAACGACCGTTTAATTCATCACCCGTATCTTGCGACATTGTTTGAAAGCCTCTTTCCGTGGCTTCCTGACGAGCTGCGCCAGCATTCCCAAGTAATTCTTTTGTTTCAGCGGGAAGGCTGTCCCAAATAGCTTGAAATTCCTCTCCAACTTTGTTGAGATCGTCGGCAAAGTTTCCCATGGAATCAATCACACCGTCAATCCCGACAAAAACTCCATCCTTGAACCATTTGGATTTATACTGGTCAAAAATATCTCCGATACGTTCTTCAACAAATTTGCTGACTAACATTTGTTTCATGATGTCAGCAACAATTTCGTCTACCTTTTCACCCCAGGCCTTAGCGGCGTCCTCACCTTCTAAAAACGCTTCTATGAAGGCATCGCCAAGTTCTTTTGCAATATCTTCTGCCGTGCCGCCGATAATAGTTTCTACAACCTCATTTATTACTTCAGCAGCTTCTTCTCCAAGTTCTTGAATTTGACGTTCCCATTCTTTTATCTTTGATTTGTCCGTTTTTTTCTTGTCTTTCTCTGCATTAATCTGCTTTTGAAGCAACAACTGCTGTTCTGCAAGATTGTTAAGTTTATCTCGGGTACCACTAAACTTATTTTCCCCCAGAAGATTGCTGTCTGTATATTTAAGGTTTGAATAGGCATCTGCTATACTTTTGATTGCCTTTTCTTCTATTTTAGCCGCGTTGATTCGCTTAACGATGGCTTCCCCGAAGGGGCTTAGTTTTCCGTATGCGCTCAATATCGCTTTCGTCGCATCATTATAAGCGTCTTTTACCTTCTGAATAGCATTAAAAGAATTTTCTTGGAGCCGAATTGCATTGGCATTATCCAATTCCCATTGCAGTTGCTCAATTCTACCTTGCAGTCGGTCTATTTCCGCTTGTTTTTCATCATCATTATTAAATAGGCTGGCTATTTTAGTTGCTATTGTCAATACCGCTTGAATGATAGCAAGAATAACGGATGCTCGCTCAACAGCTTTGATCGCACTGGTGGCGGTTGTTGATGTCGTTGTAATAGCTGCCGCCGACGATTCAGTAAGAGTAACAATGCTGCTAATCATACTGGCTGCATTAGTTGCAATTTCGCCCGCCGCACTAATGACTTCGCCAGTAGTGCCCCCAACGGCATCACCAATACCCTCGAATCCATCTGCAATATCACCGAGTGTCCTCTCTAATCGCTGCCATTTCTTGATCGCATTATCTTTGGGGGCTAATTTTGTACTCGAAGCAGCTTTATCTACTGCATTAATTTTTGCTTGCGTCTGATTGATCTCACCGCGCAATTTCTGTCCTTGGGCACTATCTGATGAATCGAGGGCATTATATTCGGATTCCAGTGCTTGTAGCGATGCCTCCAGCTCTGCTTTCAGGGCGGATAATTCATCCATGGTCTTGCCTGTCAATTCTCGTACCCATTGCCCGGCTTGTACTTCAATTTCTGCTACTGCTGCATCTCGCTCGGCTTCAAGTGCCTTCCGCTCTCCAATGCTGCCAGCATTTTCGATCTTACGGTCGTAAATGTCTTTTGTAGCTTGTAGTTTTTCCCGGAAGGTTCCATATTTTTGCAGATATTCATCCCAAGATTGAATTTCTTCGTCGAATTGCGCTGAAAGTTCGGCATGACCAATTTGCCCCACCAATAAAGCGGTTCCACGTTCTTTATTCCGCTGTTCTTCATTTGCCTCTTTCAAGGCTTCCGTGTATATTCTAACACCTTCTGCCGCTTTGATATTGTCAGCATAATATACCTTTTGAAGGTCATGATATTTTTCGCCGGCAGACCCATCGGCAGCCACGTTGACTGCGATAACTAAACCTTTGGTGTCTGCGGCAAGAATATTCTGAGCTCCTTCAAGTTTTGAGTGTATGTAATCATCCAATTCCTGTGGAGACAAAATGTCCCCATTAGGCAGGATTGGGGTGACTAAAATCTCAGTCACCTTTCCCTTGGCATCCAAAATACCATATTGGCTGCTGAAAACGGTGGCAATACCCTCTCCGGCATCTTCCCAGCCTTTTTTTACCAATTCCGCCGCTTTAACAAGTGGGCGCGCCAAATGATTTACATTCCCTTTGTACTGCGCAATCATCTGCTGTCCGGCGAGGAATCGTTCAGACGAAGTATCATTTTTATATTGGGCATCAATTTCCTTTTCTTGTAACTCAAGCAGCTTTTTTTCGGCTTCTTGTATGGCTCGGGCACGTTTCTGATAGTCGAGGTCTATTTGCGCAAGTTTCTTGGCCGTGCCGTCCTTCATGGAATCTACCTCCGCCTGCAATGCATCGTCCCGGAGCTTTTGCAATTGCTTGGTGAGCTCCTTTAGATTGCGCTCTTGATCGGATGCGGCTTTTTTTGCTGCGCTTTTTGCCTCTTGGCGGGCTTTTTCCGCCTTTGCGTTAAGTTCATCCGGCGTTAGGGTCGTGTATAATTTTTCTGCTGCGGGGGTCAATTTTTCGATGCCGACATTTATTGCCGTGATAAATGCATCTACATCACCTTCATAATCTTCATTAATGTGCTTCCATATAGTATTCCCTTCCTCACCAAGCTTCGATAGTGCGCTAATAAATTCTTTCCGGAATTGGGTTATGTTTGTTTTAGCCTCTGCAAAAGTTTTAGCACCCCAAATAGCGCTTTGGCCACCCTGACCCAAAGCCATGTATGTCTGTATTGCCTTATCATATTCTTTTCTGTACTCTTTCAGTGCATTAGAATAATTGGTATAGGCATTCCCTGTTTTTTTGATGCGTGCTATACTCTTTTTGTCCTCTGTAATAAGTTCTTGGGCAGCCTTCGCCTCTGCGACCTCGATAATTGCGTCGCGCAGGTTTTCATAAGCACCGACAGCATTCCCGACCATAACCTGTTCCGCAGCCATATTGCCGAAGTAAGCGGGGTATATGTCTTGCAGTTTTTTGACCGCTTCGGCTCTTTCTTCATAGGGCCTGGAAAGGTCTGTCGCAGCCCTATACAGCAGGTTCAATTTGGTTAATTCGGATTGAGCCGACACCGAACCTTGAGCCATAGCGGAATTAAAGCGTTCGAGTGCAGCGGCAGAGGCGTCTATCGTCGTTTTACCTTTGAACAGCGACGCTACCCAGTTGGTTATCTCCTTGCCGTAAAGGGTAAGCACGGTTACGCCGGCCACAAGCAGGGTTTGCCAGGAGAAGATCGACGATGCTATCTGTTTCCATACGGGCGTGAAGGTTTGCCCGGCTTTCTTCAATTCATCAACCGATTTCTTCGCCCGTGCTATTTCATCGGCCAGCATCGGCAGGTTGTTGGATATGGCGGAAAAGAATATTTGCGGGCCATATGCCAGCGACGGCAACTCGCGGGCTACTTGCTGAATTTGGAATCCCAGCATATTGAATCCCGAGGCATAATTGCCGACATTGCGAGTATGGACGCCCATCGATGCATCCAGTTCTTTGATCTTCGTGTCGAGCGATTCGATGTTTTTAAGCATCGTTTGCCCTTGCGCCCCCTCACGATCCGCGGCGCTCATATTTTTATACACCGCACGCATACGGGTAAGTGCCTGGGACATTTCGTTGATTGAGCCGATGGCAGTCTGCTCCAATTTGATTTGGTTGGCAAGCTCCCGCCTCAATTGGGATATTTCCTGCTTGTATTCCTCGATAGATACGGCAGCGTCCAATACTTGCGCCCTTTTCTTTGCAGACAATTGCCCGTTCTGCTGCTCTTCCTTATTGAGCGCGGTGACATCCGCTTTTAATCGTGCGATCTCATTTGAATATAGCCTAATTTGGGCTATTGCCTTTGTTTTTTCGTCGTTAGCGGCTTTTAGCTCACCAAGCAGGTCATGGTATGCCGCAGTTTCGGCCTGGGTAGCCGCTGTTCCTGCCGTAGAGTTGCCGCCAGCAGTTCCGGTCGTGGCCGATGCGGCAGCCTTGGACGCCGCATCCATTGCCTGCTGCTCCATCTGGGCGATCTTGCGCATTGTCTGCTCGACACGCGCCTCCATCTCGCCAATTTTGCGGTTTATGACGTCGAATTCCTTTGTACTGTCCGGGATTTCGGCCAGTACATGCCGCAACCGCTCAAGCATGGTAATAAAACTCTTGAGTTTATCGGTTTCCGCGTTTATTTTGAATGATAATGCGCTCATTGCTGCTCTTTATTGCCTCTTTTCTTATTGCTTCTTCTTCGGGCCATATCGGCGCCCGATCCCCGCACTATTTTTTCCTCGTCCCCTACGAGCGTGCGCACCTTGTCGGTCATCATGAGTAGCATGGTAGGGTAGTTTATGCCTTGGAGGGCTTCGTTGTAGGAGATGTTCAACTGATCCATCATCGTTGCGATAATGCCCGTTATCGTATTATTCCCGACGGTTTCAGATACTGTTTTCCGGCGTGTTTTGTCGATCTTCACCGAATCGAACAAGTCTTTGCCCGATACGATGTCGGCTATTTTCATGGTCGCGGCGGAAATCTCTTCACAGGTGGCATACCGTTTGGCGTACCACAGGAATAGTTTCTGGCACCATGAGCGCCGAAAAAGCAGCTTGGATATTGTTTCCATGGAATATTTTTGCCTTCCAGAGATTGAAACGTCTATTTTCCCTCCGGCGAATGCCCTTGCCAAATCTTTCACGAACGGCTGGTATACCCGGAATTTCAGCACCCCGAGCTTTACCGACGCATGATGCGTATTCAGCAATGACCTGGCGACAATATCCGCCGATTTACTCATGGTCTTTGGATATTGTTGCGGACAATCCCTCCATTACGGCTGCAACCGAGGCAATATCCTCAAGGGGTATCATCAGCAGTATTTTCTGGTAACAGTCGAACAACTCGTTGAATGTGCCCCGCCTCATGAATCTGCGGCGTAAAAACCACACCCTGACACCCGCGAATATGTTGCGGCTGCCGACAACCGCCAAGGCTATACTATGCGCCATCGCCGATATACATGCCTTACTCTCGTCCGGATCTTTGTTGACATCCCGCACTGTCATGATGCGCGTTGCCGTCATGGGGGACATCTTGTATACAGTATATCCCTTCGATGCGATGCGGATACTGATAAACTCCAATTTCATAAGATTGATTTTAAGAAATAGGGGTGAGGGGCACACGCCTCCCACCCCTGGACTGCTGATGGCTTGGAGGTTCTTATTCGACGTTCACCTCCGAAGAATCGAACCAATATTCCGACGAGACCGCCGTATTGTCGGGTTCCAGGGCAGCAGCTGCTACACCGATACCTACGGCTCCCTCATTGTTGGTGTTACGGGCGATAACCGAGGCCTTCGGAAAGACGCAATACTGGTTGTCCTCCGTCAGGGCGATCATGCATTTTTCAATGCGCGTGACGCCTCGCGCACGTTTCCATGACGTCTCCGACCCCGTGCCGCCCATGAAAGCCGCCTTGGTTTCATAGTCGTATTGCCCGATGGTAAACGACATCTGAATGTTACCCATTTCGGTGTCTTGGCGATATACGCCATTGGTGAGTTGATTCCTGTACTCCGTCGTAGACGGCTCCTCCTCTTCGATGCTCCATGTGTCTTGGTGGATGTTCTCCACCTGTTTCGTGCTGACATCTTTAATGATGGTTGCCAGAAGGGTACCCGTAAGATCTCCTGTGACCTTCGCGGGGTCTGCATAATACAGCTTCTTGATTCCTACTGCTATTACTTTTGCCATTGTTTTAGTTGTTTTTAATGTTTAATACTCTGAATAGTACTCTGATGTAGATATAGTGGCATCCGAGGTTCACATCTTCTTCGCGGCCGATATTCTCATACCTGTACCTGTATGCGGATCCGTCATAAGTACCGTATGTCCATTCTTTGAATCTCGCCTTGGCTGCCCGTTCGAGTTCGTCCAGCCGTTTTAGGTTCGCTTCTCCCTTGATGTCGGGGACGCACAGGTTTACAGCAACAAAGCAATTTTCCCAATACGTGTCCGACGTCTGCTCGGGTGGTGTGATGACGACGATACGCTCTCTATTGACTTTCCCCTCGGGGATAGCCCATGAAGTGTGCATGTCCTTTATCCCAACCCCCTTACACGCCGAGAACAGTATGTTGCGCGCGTCTCCCGTTGTAATCATATCCAAAGGTCTGAAGCGTTGAAATAGTTGTTTACCTTGGCTATTGCCACAGAGCCTTCGCCCCGTACTGTGCCGGTCGCCTTGTCAATGCATTTCACGTAACCTCCTTTGGGTACTCCTCTCCCTTCGTAGACGATGTGGTATTTCGATTGGCGCACCTCCCCGTTCTCTGATACAAGGCGGACGGTTGTGTCGTCGTCGCAACGACAATCACCTATTTCCTGCCATGCATCATTTTCGGACATAGCTATCGGACGTCCCAGTTCGTCGTATTGTTTGGGAAGATCGATCCTTAAATAGAGTATGTGGGGCGCGAAATACATATTACCACAAGTTCGAAGCATCCTTTATCGAGGACAGACCAATAGAGCTGCTCAATTCTTCGCCGGGCGTGATGCCATATTGCCGAAGCATCAGTTGTGCCCGTTGCTTCATGGCGCTTTCAGACCAGGACGCCGAATGCCCGTTTTCGCTTACCGACAGAGGGTGCATTATCAGGCTGTCGATGAACTCAGATACGCGCTTGGCGATTAGTTGTTGCTGATGGTCGCTACCCGCCAGGGAGTTGGGATCGTAACCCCATTCCCTGGCGAAGCGGCGAACGCCATAGTCGGAGATGGTTCCGACCATGCTGAACTCCTGATGTATGCATTCTGCGACCGTCATGCACTCCTACGATTCTACACTCAGCGAGTAAATACCGTTGATTTCGGTAATGACGGGCAAAGAGATGGATTGCGCCTTCGTGAACTCCACGCCGTTCGAGTTATCCGTCTCGCCTTTGCCCCACTGCGAGATGCGGATGCGTCCGTAGTTGGAGTAGGCAACTCCCGGCTCGGGGCGAAGCTCGTTGTCTGCGTAGGCGTTTTTGATAACGCCGAGACGACCCTCCGGCACGAATACGAGGCTCTTGTCGTTCCATGGTTTGTATTCGCGGATCTTGCCGTTGTCCTGAATGCGCGTCATCCGTCGGATCACCTCGAATACGGGCAGGCCGTTCGATCGCATAAACTCGTTTAGGTTGGCCAGCAGAAGTGGTGACGATGATTTGTCCGTGCCGAAGATGACCTGCTTCATCTTCTTGCTGCGCAGGATGTACGAAAGCCGCTTTTGATCCAGAAGGATGCGGTCGAAGGTCACCTTCTCCTGAGCTGCATCGACAACGCCTTGGATATCCTCGAATACATCGACCGTGTCGATGTTGCCCTCCGTCCACTGTGTATCTGCTGTGGCGATGTTTTCTTGCGGCATGCCATAGTCGATATTGCCTCGCACACCTCCTTCGGGGTTGTTTTCCTGAGTGAATGAAAATACCCCTTTGTTCGAGAGGGCACCCAAGAAGATGATGTCTATTTTGGCCTGTACGGATTCCACGACCCGTTCAACGCCGCCCCACATGAGGTTTACGAGCTGCTGTTTCTTTGCCTGATCCGAGATCATGCGTGAATCCAACAGCTGGAGCACCTTCCGATAGTCTTCAATGGGCATCGGTAGGGTCATTTGGTGAATGAGGACTTTCTTGGCTATTGTAGCCAGTCCTTCAGATCCCATAATGGGTTCCTTGCCTTTCGAATCCAAGGTGGCGGCAGCTACGCTCAGATTATACGATCCGATGATCTCTTCGAAATTGAGCCCTACCGAGGGGGTGTCCCACTCCAGAAAACGTTCGTAGACATTTTGGTCGAACAAGCGCTTGCGCAGTTCAGATGCTGCGTCGATGCGAGCTTGCACCTGCTTGGTCAGCTCGCTGAAAATAGAAGAATAATATACTTCGCTCATTGTTTACCTGTCTTTTACTGTCTGATGTACTTGATTTCAGGGTTGTTTTTCATACTGTAGCCTTGCAGCCAAGTCTCGGGGATGGGGTATGCTACATCCTTGAGGATTCGCGCCCCATAAGCTGCCGAGACAGTCGGAAATCCATTGGCCTTGGTGTATTCCTTTGTCGTTTCGATGACGGCGTCCGGAATTTCATCCCCTCCGAGCAGATCAGCGCCTGCTACTGCTTCTGTCATTGCTGCGCTTAATGTGATTTCGTCGTATGATTCGTTGGCGGTGCTAATGCTCTTGATGGTGCCGGAGGAATCGCCTACTTTGACGGCATCGTTGATCTGGAACATAGAGCCCTTGATGACATGCGGTTTGGTTGTGGTGCCGCCCTCTACGATTCGTGCCGATTTGCAGATGGTGCACTCCATGTTCTCGAAATCGAGTTTGATAGGCGTTCCCTCTTTGAGTATCGTGCCTTCCGGATAGGTGCCCTTCACGGCGAAATCACCTGGCAGCACTTCGCGCTCTCCGCGCCAGAATACCGGGAACCCGCCCTTAACTTGTGTCTTTTCGAATTTAATAGCCATGTTTGTTATTGTTTTTATTTTGCATCCGGCAGATTTTCAGCCCACATTTTGGCCTCTTCTTTGCTTTGAGCCTCAGATGTGGAGAGGGGGAATGCCGTTTCCTGCCCCTCAAGCCCTGCGGCAACGAATCGCGTTTGTATAGCCGCGAACTTTTCTTTGATCTTCGTTTCGTCCGGCTTTTCCTCGTTCATCGCAGAAGCGAGCGCGAGGATGTCGTCTAACGCTGATTCATTGACGTTTGCCGCTTTGGCTGCTGAGCGAAGAAGTGTGTCCCGTTCGGCCTTTACACGCGCTGCTTCCAAGGCATCGTACTTTGCTTTTACAGCATTTTCACGCTCTTCCTGCTGGCGTTTGTAGACTTTGAACCATTCGGGCTCTTCGCTACTGGGAGGAGTATTCGCCTGCCGCTCCCCTGTGGCAGGTTGCTCGATAGGCTTCCCGTCTTTGAGGTTATGCCGCTTCTCGTAGTTCTTGACTGCGGTCTGCTGCGCATCCCCTGCACGGTAGTCGCCGTAGCTGGTTAACACGTCCTGAAAGCCAATCCCCTCTGCTATGGTAGGTAATTGTGCTTCGTCCGTTACATTCTCCGACTTTTTCGTTGCGATTCGGTCGAGGATCGCATTGTCCACCCCCGTAAATTTGGTTTGGAGCAGTGCTAAAAGTTTTTCTTTCATATTATTTTAATTAATCTCTGTTGCAAAGATTTCGACGGGCATTTTAATAACAATGGGCAGGATGGAAATTTATACTTTTTTTGTACGGTAATTCAAAGCCTCTTTTATGCATTCAGATATCCAGCCGACCAAATAACAGAATGGCTCTTGGTTACTGCAATCAATGCGTCCACCGATATAATCGAATATCTCCATAGCCGCATGTGTAGATTCGTGGCAAACGTACTGGATATTTTGAGCGTTCGCCTTTGTGGCGAACCTGATAAGAACTCCACCCCTTTTATTTGTGATGTCGTATGTACTCTGCGTATCCGCCGCAGATGTGTCGTACATATCTGTTATATTTTCAAACCTATCGCTTATTGCAGATGCGCTTTTTTCACCTATTACCACCCAAATTAACCGAGGATAAATTTGCGGATCAAATTGATGTATAATAGCCGTCATTGTCCTAAAAGTTTTATTCCGTCGGGGTATTGATACTTTAATTCTCGTCTTTTTTGGTCGAAAGGTTTGTTTTTGCATCCTCGTAGATGCTTGTGGCAGAGGCTTCTTTCATTTGCCTAATTCTTTCGATTTCCTCTTGGTAATTATCTGCAACACCCATTAATTTTACAGATTCCTCAAGTGAAAGCACTCCATCTGCATAGGCTTTCCCTATGGATTGCCACCTTGCAGTAATGTCTTCGTTGAAGGGCTCCGAAAATTCATGCTCGATCTTGAGGGTGGCGAGTTTGTCTCTCATATGGATATGAGTTACATTCATCATAATCGCCAAGATTAGGTTCTTTTCCCGGTCGACGAGTTCGTCGTATATCTCTTTTCGATTATCACGCTTGATATATCCGAGAACCATTGCGCGCTTAATGGCTTCACCGGACAAAGTCCCCAATCCGACCATTTTTTCTGGGGTGAATTCCGGAGTGAAAGTATCGAAAAGTATAGATTCTTTTAAATCCGACTTTTCCTGCTGCCTCGTTTCAGACGACATAGGTGGATTAAGATATTCAAACCGATCGTCTTTGCTTGACAACTTAATCCCTTTCCCTGGAGAATCAACTGTGGGAAGACTTTTGATAACCGCTGCGGTGGCAATGTACATTGGATCCGCAAAGTAATTGTTGGTGTCTGCGGTTTTTGAGTCAATACTTTCTTCCCGGTCAATTCGGGGCTGCAATCCATCCCATGCCGTATTTTGCTTGTAATAAATGATGTTAATTTTACCAGTCGGATTAAGCACTGGGGTCACATCCCAACCTATTTTGGCTTTTCTTCCCCGGAATATAAAAGTGGGTGTGTGAATGTCGAAATGCTCTACTGTTCCGGCGCCCTCCTTCAAATAATACCCACATCCAAATGCGAGGAGGTTACCATATTGGTCGAACATGGGGCGCAAGGTATATCCGTTAGACTTCGACAGCACAACTATTTTCACCCAAGGAAGCCCCGTTGCCTCGTCCCTGTAAATGTGATACAGCTTTGCACTTTGGGTTTCTGCTCCGGCCAGCCGTTTAGCCTGTCGCATCTTACTGTCGAATCGTATTTCTCGAAGGAATTGTTTGTAAGCCGAAAATGCATCGGCATCACCGGATTCGTCGGATACCTTCCATTTTATCGGATTTCCAAGCAGGAAGAACAATTCTACCTCATTTATATAACGCTGTCGAGTGCGGGGCAATTTCTCCGTGCGGTAATCTTCCTGTCCCTTTCTCGTTTTATTTCGACGCTTCATTATGGCGTGAAGTTTCGGATTGTACTCGTATATTGCCTGCATTGCTTCCGCGTCATGGTTTTCCATCAAAGACATCGCCTGACTGATGTCTTTTGCCTTGATAAGCTCCATTAAATCCCGCTCAACACCTAATGCATTGAGCGTTTTATTTTGGAAAAATGTAAAAAGGCGATCTAAAAAGTTCATTGTTTACCAAATATTAATATCACTTAAATCATCGTCTTGTATCGGTGTGCTGCGCTTTTCAAAGCATCCGGTCAGCGCATCGGGGGCATCGTCATGCGCATTGCCCCCTTCCTTCATATATCCCATAATGGCCTGATAGAATTCCGGCCATCTCTTATCCCAATTTGTCGGGAAAAATGTCATGTTGTTGACGTCTGCTGACTTGGTAAATATGCGTACCTGCTTATTATCGGTCTGGGAAAAGCAACTAACCGTTGTGTGGGTAATGTTCATCTGGCGAAGGATGCGTTCTACATTGCGCGCAAAGCCCCGCCCTCCGTTATTGCTTTCAATATTAGCCCATTCCGTCCTGTTCCTTGCAAGCATTTCGGCCGTCTTGGGTTCGGTATACTCCATGGGCTTTTTTGTGTAGAGCACATCGGTCACATAATTTCCCTCGGGTAATTCGTCGTAACATATCGAACATAGATAGTCGCTTCCCGTATCTGCTGTATCGGTGTAATTCTTATGCGTGCAATCTTTGGAGTAGGGGATAACGTCGTATGTTCGGAATTCACGATACATTAATCCCTCAAGAGGCTTGGGATTCTGCATGTACTGGGTCTCAAATATGAAGGGATCCGCTTCTTGGTATCGCTTTAATTTATCAAGCGCGAATCGATCCTCCCAAAGTGCACGTTCGGTAGGTAGCCCTGCATCTAAGATTGCGGGGAATTTGACAACATCCCATTCTCCACCTTCCTCTATCGTGCCTTCAAGCTGCAATAAGTATCCGCAAAAATCATCTGGAGCGAGCCTTTGAGCTGTTACAATGACCGGGGTACGAACGTCATTAAGACGGTTCTTGAATGTAGAAGTCCACAGTTCGCCAATACGCTCTTTGGTAGTACTGGAGTAGCTATCCTGAGCCTTCATCGGGTCGTCAATACTCATTGCACCGCTGAATTCTTGTGCTCCCAGTTTACCGCATCCAAACCCTGTTATTTGACCCATAAAGGGAGCCGCATACATTACACCCCCGCTTGAGGTGGATATACTTCCTTTGGCATTGTTGGACAGTTCGACATTTGGGAAGAATGCGCGGTAATTGGGATCCTCCATGATCCTCCGTATGTTCGTAACATTCCGGGTAGTGAGTTGATCGCTACTCGAAAGATGCATGAACTCGGAACGCGGATTGATGGCAAATCCTATCGCAGAGAAAGACACGACGGCTAACTCTGTTTTAGAATGTCGCGGAGGAATGTTAAACATGAGCCTATTAGTCGGGTGTTCTCCACGGAGTACTTGGTCGAGTTTATGGCATATTATTCGATGATGGGGCGCAATCCGAAAAGGTTGTTTGTTCACAGCCTCGAACATTACAGCCGTAAATGCCAAACACCCTTCCTTCAACAAGAAGTTACCTACACTGGAATAATCAGTCATCGCTCCTGCTCATTTGTATTAATTGAAAGAAACGATCTGTATTGAATGTCGGCTGCGGAAGGTCATTACCTTTAGTGTCAGTGTTGGCAGTTTTCTCCGGGGCATTGTATCCGAGCATGCGGTTGATGGTTTCTATCGCCTTGCTTTTGTCCATCAATTCCACGACGGGGCTACCTGAACGGTCAATCTTTATGGACTGGATTAAACGCCGTTTTTCAGGCGGAAGAGATTTTAGGTCTTGGAAAGAAATTGAGGGAACCTGCCGTACGCCATATTCGGTTTTCATATCAACCATGTCGGCATCGACAAAGTCGAGTACGTCGGCATTAATGATGGATACATTAAGCCGGATTAGCTCCTCTTTGGTGATAAGTTCTTTTTCGGCTAATTGGGCTTGAAGTTGTTTTACCCTCCCCGCAACCTCCCCGTTTTGAAGTAGCTCGCTCGATCTTTTCCATACCGTTTCATCGCTCATTTTCGAACACTCATACGCAAAGCGATACGCCTCGGATGCGTTGCCGCACTCGAGGTACTTGTTGCAGAACTTCTCCTGCTTTATCGTCAGCTTCCCTTCTGCCATGAAAAACAATCTCTCAGGGCAAAGGTGGGAGCAGGCATTTTAATAACAATGGATTCCGCCCCTAATTTTTGAGGCTTTTATCTTTGGACGGATTGTTCTAAAGGTTTGTGTTTTCTCTATGATGAAACCTTATTTTGGCGGCCTTCATTGTCCTAAAGGTACAAAAAAGCCCCGGTCATACGGCCGGGGCTGATGTTGAACGAACTTCTCGCTATTTATTCATGTAGTCAATCAAAACCTGCGCAGGACATCCCATTGTCCGCAGATTGTTCTTGATAATTCCTATCGGGATGGGATTTATATGCGTCTGGAATATGACAGGACGAAGCATGCCCTTCTTGCACCATTTTTCATGGCCGCCTTTGATGCCGCCATATTCCCATCCCAAGTGCTTTAGGAACCGACGAAAATCCGCAATGTCAATATTCGATAAAGCACCCATTATGCACAAGGAAGCGTTATATTCTCCCGAATAGTCCTGTATGCTTTGTTATCGACAATATCTGCCAGCTCGCTGCTTCGGGTGATAAGATCGCTCGTCTTTGGAGGCTGTCGCTTTTTCCATCCATAAGATTCGAGCAGCGCACTAAGAGTTCCCTCAGATATAGCGTACTTTAAGATTTCTTCAAGCATGATTTCAAAAGACCGTCTTGCCTCCTCCTCGCTATTTCCGTATCCGAGAATATCAAGGGCAGCGCAATAGGCATAGTAAATCTTGTCCTCCTCATAGAGGATGACGGCCAAACTTACGCTTATGCCAGTACCTTCTTTCATTGGATAGCTTCCATTAAATTGCTGCGCTTTCATCGTTGGGATGGTAGTTGTTATGCAAATATAACATATTTCATGCTAAAAAACGCACAAAGGTAGTGAATAATTATATACTTTGAGTAAAAAAGCCCCGACTGTGTGGCCGGGGCTGAAAGGTAGGGGAGGGATTACCAGTCTTCTACATCTCCGCCTGTTATCCCATCTTTAATGGCTTTCTCTAATTGATTCTTCATTGCAATCATATACATACAACAAGCACAATACGCTTTTGCTCCAGCTTTCCGGGATAATCCAGCAGCGGCATCAACAAAGGGAAAAACCGCTTCCGGTTTGTAAATGCCCATTGTTGTCGAAACATTCCCTGACATTGCCCCCGCAACACCTCCTCTATTTACTGATTCATATTCTTGGATGGTTGTAATAAGTCGGGCTCGACCGTCTTTAATATCTATCCGAAAAAGAACATAGGCGCTGATTTCATAACTAATTGCAAATCCGACCTGTTCTGCAATGTTTTTCAAATAACCTTTCGCGAGTATAGTCCCCGCATCTTTTTCATTTAATTGAATTACTGATTTTCCTGAATTAAATGTGTGAACGAACCATGAGTTAGTTTGAATATATATCTGATCTTTAGATAACGATGGTGCTTGGATAATGTTAATCATTGATATGTTGCCGTTGTTGTCTATACCGGCAACTTGATCCCTAAAAAATAGTGCCGCGCTTAAATAATCAATATTCCCATCATGGTTACCATCTAAAATATCTAAAATGTCAGCATATTCGTTTTTACTATACGAAACGCTTTCATACGAATTAAGGTTCATCAGCTTATCAAAAGCATGTGATTGTATTTTCTCTCTTTCCGCTATAGACGCTGCTTTTGCCTCTTCATTTAACCTATTTGATTCCAAGTCGTTAATTTGCTGTACGGCCTGACGCCCATATTTTTCTATAAAATCCTTTTTCGGCACGTATGATTTCGTTTCTGGGTCAAAATAAAGTTGTTTCCCTTCATGGATAATAGCCAAACTTGCAACATTATGCGCGGCAATTATTTCTTGCGCCTTTTTAAGGTTATAAGGCTGCTTCGCATTGACATTATAGGTAATACCTAAAGTAATAATTATTAGTAAAAGTTTTTTCATGAGTTTATGAATTTACCCCTATCGAAATGAGTTGGTAAGAAAAGAGTAAAAAATATTTGTGCTATTGAAATAATCCGAAGTTTTTATGTTTTGGTCTGCGGGCGCCCCGGTCATTTTTAAAGGAGACCGTAATCTCCTTTAAATGTGTAGCTCGATTATATGGATCTTATTTTGGGTGGTTCTATTTTATCATATTGCTTCCGCTCTAATGAAGATGGCATTAGTCTAATTAGAATACCGCTATGCCTCTTTTTTTTGGGCGACATCGCCCTTGCTTTTCGCTCTCTCTTCTCGGTACAGGTCAATTAAAGCCCCGTTTTGCCGAATCAACTCCTCGTTTTGGCGGAGTAGTGAATCTAAGAATCTCTCCATAGTTTTTGGGTTATTTAGTTCAGCTTTCGTTGGCGTGACGTCTTCGCCTCCTTGGCTGACAGGTTGGTCGGTAGTTTTGAGCATGGGCTCTTCTTCGTATAGGAGCCAGTTTCTATTGATGTCAGGAAATTTGTTTAGAATTTTAGAGATTCTGTCAGGGCGAGGCATTTTGCTCCCCTCTTTAAAATATCCATTTGAAAGCCCCGCCTGTCTCTCAAATTGCGAAACAGAAATCCCTTTATACTGACAATACGCTTGGATTCTCTCTTTAAGGGTCATGATATCAGAGGCTTAATATTATTTTAAAATCGTATAAATATTATTTATGCAAATATTCTAAGAAAATCATCGAATTCTTAGAATTATATTCTATATTTGCAATGTGAAACCCACAAAGCTGATACAAATATACGATTTAAGATGAAAAACGCAAGCGTGGGGACTGAATATTTGACGATTGTACCTTTTTGAAGGTAATAAAAACGGACAACGCGATGAAAGCAACTTACGACAAATCGAAGATCATGAAGAACGCCTGGTACCTTAAAAAGGTACAGCCGGGCAAGAGTTTGGGGGATTGCCTGCGCAAGGCTTGGCGCAACGAGAAGTTGGCGATGCTGACCGCGAAGATCGAGAACCGCCCGACGGAGCAGCCGAAGGCCACGGAGTACCGCCCCGAACTGCTGAAAGTGCCGACAGGTTTCTATGGTGTCCGAGGAATGTACTATGGTGACTAAAGCACGATGCAATATGAACGAAGTAATTCAATCGACTGACCGCTTGACGGCACTACTCGAGGAGCAGGCCGCCTGCATTGAGCGGATCATGGCAATACTGGACAAATAATATGAATATGAATACTGCAAATCAGCGCGCTGTAAAGTTGCCGTTCCAAGAATATGTTTCTACACTTGGGAAGACTCGCAAAAGTAAGTTGTGGGCAGAAATTCGTCTTGTGACAGGAAAGGACAGGACAACAATATGGCGATGGGCGCACGGACACACCCGTCCTGACAAGTCAGACAGGGATAACATAGCATTCTGTGTATATAAATTCTCTGAAAATAGGTTCCCCGGCGACGCATTATTCCCAGAAGATTATCCATACAAAGGTACCCATGCAAAGGTTAAATAACGTAGAGTTTTTTAACTCACCCGAAGGAGAGGTGCAGATTCGCGACGAAAAGGGTGTCCGCACATATATGGAAGAAGAAAAGGAGCTCACCGACGCATTATTCTCGGTAATTGAGATTGACTACCCGCAGGCATTCAAGGCGCTGTCGGAGATTTACAATAAGAGCAAGGTGAATGCCCCCTATTTCAAATACAGGTGCGCACACCGGTTTATCCGCTGCAACTTCGGGATGTACGACAAAGTGCCCGATGTGGACGAATTAGGCCGGTTCAACTTCGAGAATGTTGCTTGTCCGCTGGTGGGGGAGTGCAAATACTATAAAGTAATCTGTAACCCAGAGTTTAATACTAACCTGACAATGCGGGAGAAAGAGATTGTCCGCCTATATAAAGAGGGATGTAAGACCGAACGGATTGCCGAAATACTGTCACTCTCCCAGTTGACGGTCGAAACACACAAACGAAACGCTATGCGTCGCACAGGGTCGACAACGCTTGCCGAACTCGTGATATGGGCTAACAACCACGGACTTTAAACACAAAATATAACCAACCATGAAAACAATTTATCTCTGGGTTTCAGGCAAAGGCTGGACACCCTTTCAGTACAATGAACTTTCTGAATTAGCCGCCGAATTTGAGGCGCGCAATATCAAACTGGGCGACGGGTGCGAACTGGGCGACGGGTGCAAACTGGGCGACGGGTGCAAACTGGGCGACGGGTGCGAACTGGGCGACGGGTGCGAACTGGGCTACGGGTGCGAACTGGGCGACGGGTGCGATGTTCCGAAATCGCTATTTATCAGCGCATCTCGTTATACAGTATCCTATTGGGGTGAGGATGTTATTCAAATAGGCTGCAAACGCTACACCATTTCCGAGTGGCAGAAGCATTTCCGAAAAATTGGCGAGGCCGAAGGCTATAGTCCCGAGCAGATGGAGGAATACAAAGGGTATATAGACCTGATCGC